TGGCCATATTTCTACAAAATAATGTTGGCGTAAAGATTAACTCAGTTGATCTATCTGACCACATTACATCAGTAACACTTACACAAAACTTCGATGAGCTAGAGGTCACCGCGCTTGGAGACTCAGCACATAAGATGGTCAAAGGTTTGGAAGCAAGCACACTAACCCTTAACTTCTTAAACGATTTTGCAGCAGCAAGCGTACAAGCAACCCTACAGGCTGCTTATGGAACTACTGTTACAGCTGTACTACTTCCTGTAAAGGGAACTGCAGTATCAGCGACAAATCCTCTATATACTGTTAGCATTCTTGTTAACAACTTGACACCATTGAACGGCGCAGTTGGAGACATTTCAAACTCCAGCCAATCCTTCACATGTAACTCAACAGTTGTACAAACTACAACAGGATCATTCTAAGGAGATAAAAAACAATGGCTAAACTTCGAATCACAAGGGCTACTGGAGAGGTATCGGATCATTCGATTACCCCAGCGATCGAGATGGCCTTTGAATTACATTTCAAATCAGGAATACATAAAACTTTCCGTGAGCAGGAAAGGCAGTCAGATATTTACTGGCTTGCTTGGGAATGCTTACGGAGAGCTGATGTAACTGTCCCAACTTTTGGCCTTGCATTTGTGGAAACACTATTAAAGGTTGAAGTATTGGATGACGAAGCAAATTTTTAGATAGAGGTTCGATGACCTACACGATTGCCGCTGTGGCAGTCGAAACAGGTATCGCCCCTCAGTTTTTAACAGAGTTAGATTTGGATATGTTTCATAACATCATTCAAGTCTTAAAAGATCGAAATGAGGCGATGAAGAATGCCAGTCGAGTTAAAAGGCCTCGCTAACACTCAAAAAGCCATGCGTAAATTCACGCCCGGTCTTTATCAAAGAATGAATGCTGAAATAAGTGCAGTCATGCTTCCTGTTAGAGATGAAGCTCGTAGTTATGTACCATTAAAAGTTTTGTCTAAATGGCAGCATCAAACTGGTGTATGGGCATTATCTGATAGAACATATAATGCGATAACAATTAAAAAAGGTATTGTTTATCGTAGGGGTCGTACAAAGGCTAACGATAAAGGATTTAGATCCTCTTACAGAATTGTAAATACAACTGCTGCGGGTGCTATCTATGAAACTGCTGGTCGTAAAAATCCAAGTGGTCAACCATGGGTGGGTGCTAAAGGTAAAGGTGGGGGAAGTTACTCTCATTCAGATAATCCACGAGCAGGATTAAGATTTATTAACTCATTGGGTGGTCAATTAGTAGGTGGTGGTAAATTCAAAGGTAGATTGATTTATCGAGCATGGGCTAAGCAAAATGGCAAGGTCATACCTTCTGTAATTAATTCAATTAATTATGCAATACTAGAATTTAATAAGGCGGCTAAACCATAATGGCCAAACAAGAAAATATTTTTGTAAATGTTGTCAGCGAGTTTGATGGTAAAGCTCTTACTAAAGGACAAAAGCATTTATCTCAATTTGATAAAACAGTAACAAAACTTGGTAAAACTCTTGGTGCTGCTTTTGCAGTTCACAAATTAATTCAATTTGGTACAAGTTCAGTTAAGGCATTTACTGATTCTGAAAGAACTGCTCAAGCATTAAATACAACCCTTAAAAACACAGGATCTTTATTAGCATTTCCAGATGCTTTGGCTGGTATTAAAAGATTATCTCTCGCTACAGGTCTTGCGGATGATGCTTTAACAAGCGCATACACTCAACTTTATTCTTCTACAGGAGATGCTGCACAAGCTCAGAAAGATCTTTCTTTAGCTGTAGATGTATCAAGAGGAACAGGTAAGAGTTTAACAGAAGTAGTTGATGCCCTTAGTGCTGGCTATAGAGGACAAACCAAAGGATTAGCAAACTTAAATGCAGGTCTTGATGCTGCAACTCTTTCTACAAAGAATATGGATGCAATTACAAAGCAATTAGCAATCCTTCAAGGTGGTCAAGCTGCTGCTTATGCTGAAACTTATGCAGGCAAGATAGACATAATAAATGTAGCTGTAGGTAATCTAAAACAATCTGTAGGTGAAGGTCTAGTAGAAGCTTTTATGACTTTAGGTGGTACGACCAGTATTACTACCCTTTCTACACAAATACAAGATTTTGGTATCTTTTTAGAAGCAGTACTTATTAAACTTGGTCAATTAGGAAAGTATTTAGCAGATGCTCCTATTGGTTGGATCCTTGCTAAAGCTTATGATGGTTGGTCTAAAATACTAGGTGTTCAAGATCTTGTCCAAGAAAAACAAAATGAGATATGGCGTAATAACACAAAGGCTTATGAAGATGCCTATAAACAAAAGGCTGCACAAGATAAGATTAATGATGCTTATCAAAAAAGATTAAAAATTCAGGCTAATACACAAAAGGCTGCTTTAGATTCAGCAAAAAGATTAGCAGCGGCAGCCAAGATATTAGATAGAGCAGGCACAGTTTTAGATGTAGATCAGGCACAAATCTATGCTGCTTTACAAGGTCAGATTACTGATAATGAGCGTTTAAGACTTGATCTTCAACTAGCATTATTAACAAAAAATGCAGATGCAGCAGATATTCTTAGCCAAGATTTATTGGTATCTCAATTAGCAACCACTAATCTTGCTAAAACAATTTCTTCTTTACCTAAAGCACTAAATCCATTTTCAGAATGGCCTCAATATATTCAAGATTTGATTAATCAAATTGCAGGTATGGCAAGATTAATTGCTGGTACTACAAATGTAATAACTGGTGGTGGTGCCTCAGTAAATCCAGTATTTACTGGTCTACCTTCTGAAACTATTGGAGCATTAGGCGGATTTGATGCAGGTGGTAGATATGTTGGTACTCCATTTGGTCAAGCAAGCGGCGCAGGTATTGGCAACTCAGATAACGCTGGTAACTTTATTGGTACTCCATTTGGTCAGGCTTACAACACTACAGTTAATAACATTACGGTAGATGCTTCTAATGCAGTTGATTCTGCAAATATGGTTCGGATAATTCAACAGGCTTTAATTGATATAAACAAAGGCGGATATTCACAGACTCCTGCTGGTTATGGATTCTAGTGGCAATTCCTACGGTTAATGCTTTTATTAACTTTAGCTCGGGAGCATCATTTGGCCAAGCATTTATTATTGGTCAGGGTATCTTAGGCACAAACATTCTTGCCGATGGATCATCTGTAATTGTTGATGTGTCAGATCAATTAGATACAATTCAAACTACAAGAGGACGTAACGCAGCTGCTGATCAATTTCAAGCAGGTACTCTTACCATGCGTATTGTTGATCAGAACGGTGATTTCAACCCACAAAATACTTCTAGTCCTTATTACGGACTTCTCAGTCCAATGCGTAAAGTTCAAATTACAGCTACTTATAGCGGTACAACTTACCCAATCTTTTCAGGATACATAACTGGATATAACACAATAACTCCTAAATATGTTGGAGATGTGGTTTATACCACAATTACCGCTATTGATGGAATGCGACTTCTTTCCAATGCTTTGGTTACTACAATAACTGGCGCAGTAGCAGGTGAAGATGCTGGTACAAGAGTTGGAAGAATTTTAGATCAAGTAGGTTGGCCAACATCTCTTAGATCTATTCAGACTGGCAATACTACAATGCAAGCAGATCCGGGAACTCAAAGAAATGCTTTAGCAGCTATTCAAACTGTTCAAACTTCAGAATATGGTGCTTTTTATATTGACCCTAATGGTATTGCGACATTCAAAAATAGAAGTTATTGCACAAGTTCACCTAACAACACACCTACAGTATTTAATGACAATGGCTCAAATATATCTTATTACAATGCTATGTGGCTTCTCAATGATGCCCAGGTAGTTAACCAAGCAGCAATTACAGCTACAGGATTGGCCACGCAAACGGCTATAAGTTCATCATCCATAGCCAAGTACTTTGTTCATTCTTATACTCAAAATGATCTACTTATGCAAGATACAAGTACTGCCCTTAATTATGCTTTAGCCTATGTGGCTTCCAGAGCTGAGACTACTATCCGATGCGATGCTATGACTTTAGATCTTTACTACCCTAGTTATAATTCAGGCATTATTGCAGCCTTAGATCTTGATTATTTTGACCCAGTAAGCATTACTACTACCCAGCCTGCGGCGGTAGGCACATCCAGCATTACCAAGAATTTGCAGGTATTTGGCGTTCAACACTCAATATCTGTGAACTCATGGAAGACGACTTTTACCACCCTAGAGCCTATAATAGATGGATTCATAATCGGATCTAGCTTGTATGGGGTACTAGGTACTAATACACTAAGCTACTAAGGAGTAACAAATGGCAACAGGATTTCCAGCAGCAACCGGTGATGTTCTCACATCAGGCATGTTTAACGGCCTTGTGGCATTCACACCAAACACTCAAACAGGTACAACTTATACAGCTGTATCAACAGATCAATATCAAGTATTAGTAACAATGAACAATGCTTCAGCAAATGCTTTCAAGATTCCTACTAACGCATCTGTAGCATTTCCAATAGGTACATGTATTACAGTACTAAATTTAGGTGCAGGTACTTGCACAATTAGCGCAGTTACTTCAGGTACTACTACTGTAGTAAGTGCTGGTGCAACTTCTGCTCAACCAACCCTTGTTACATATAAATCAGCAGCATGTCTTAAAACTGGAACAGATACCTGGGTAATAGTTGGAGCTGTTGCATAATGATCGGTAATATAATTGCAGGAGTTTTATCTCCTACCACGCCAAATACAGTTGATATTAATTATTTAGTTGTAGCAGGTGGCGGTGGCTCTGGTAACTCTGCAGGTGGCGGTGGCGGTGCTGGTGGATATAAAACATCTATTGGTGGTTCTGCATTAGCGGTTGCAAAAAGCACAGCATTTACTTTGACTATTGGCGCTGGTGGTTCTGGTGCTGCGGCTGGTGGCAACGCTGGTTCAAATGGAAATAATTCTGTTTTTTCAACTATCACATCAACTGCGGGTGGCGGTGGTGGTGGTGGTACAGGTGATCCTACTACTGGTGTTGGTAAAAATGGTGGCTCTGGTGGTGGCGGATCAAATGGTGGTCTTAGTTTTCTATCTGGCGGTACTGCTTCTCCTGCTGGTCAAGGTAATAATGGCGGTGCTGGAAATACAGATTTTGCCACATTTACAAATGGTGGCGGCGGTGGTGGCGCAGGTGCGGTAGGTGCTAATGCAGGCGGATCAGGTGGTGGCGCAGGTGCTGGCGGAAATGGTTTAGCAAATTCAATTAGTGGCACATCCGTAACTTATGCAGGTGGCGGTGGTGGCGGTGGACAAAGTGGCGGAGATGCTTCAGGTGGTTCTGGCGGTGGTGGTAATGGTGGAAATCCTGCTGGTTCTGCTGGTTCAACAAATACAGGTGGCGGTGGCGGTGGATCACGATCTGGTGGATCAGCCGGAGCAACTGGTGGATCTGGAATTATTATTCTTAAATATGCTGACACTTTAACTGCAACATTTAGCGGTGGCGTAACGCAATCAACATCATCAAGCGGTGGATTTAAGATTTCAATAGTAACTGCTGCTGGTGTATCTGACACAGTAAGTTGGGCATAATGGCACATTACGCATATATTAATAAAGAAAATAATGAGGTTGTAATAGTTACAGTAGGCAAAGATGAGTCTGAATTAATTGATGGCTTAGATACTGAAACTTATTATGCACAAAATACACCTTATCTAGTCAAACGAACATCATATAATTCTAAAATCCGTGGCAATTTTGCGAGTCCAGGATTTACATATTTACCTCTAGAAGATATTTTTATACAGCCAAAATGCCATGATGAAGCAGTATTAAATGCAAAAGCTGCTAAATGGGATTGTGCAAACAAAGCGCATGATATAAAGGAAGTAAAGTGAAACCATGGTTATGCAAGGCTGGCGTACAGTTGAGAGAACAGATAGATGATTGGTTCCCGGATCGGGATCGTAAAAGTGATGGATGGGTGGGTGATTCTCGCCATTCCGCAAGAATCTCAGATCACAATCCAGACATCGATGGGTGTGTCCGAGCCATTGATATTGATTCTGACTTGGGTACACAAAAGGGGCTCTCGCTGTATCTTGCTGACCAGCTCAGGGATCATGCAGAAACCGATAAACGCATTTCTTACATAATACATAAAGGGCATATTGCAAGTCCTAAGGCTGGCTGGGCATGGCGTAATTACACCGGTATTAACATGCACGATCATCACATCCATATTAGTTTTACAAAAAAGGGCGATCAAGACAGTACTTATTTCCAAGTACCGCTAATTGGAGGAAAAATATGAAACTATCAAAGAAATCAAAGGCTGCTCTAAAGTCTTATTTAAGAGCTGTAGCTGCATCTGGTTTAACAGTTGCTCTTGCTATTGCTGGAAATATCAAGCCTGAATACTCTGTCCTTTTAGGTGCGTTAGTTGCACCCCTTATCAAAGCCTTGGATCCTAAAGATACTGATCTAGGTGTAAATGCTGAGTAATGTCTGCAAACGATTGGGTCGCTATTGCCGTTGGCATAAGCACCTTACTAACC